GACCAGTCCGCTTAGATTTTTGGTTTTGTCTCACATAACCGTGAGAAGTGCAATAACGATTGTGGAACAAACCTAATGTTCCACAGGCTTAAGATCGTGGAGGCCTGAGCAACTCTGTAGAACAATTCTGTGGAACATTCGCCCGTTTCCGGAGAATTTTCGGTAGCTCTACTAGCTTCCAAAAACGGCAAATCCTGTCGATGATTTCGCACTCAATATTGGAGTATTCGGAAATAATCTTGCGACTTACCCCAACGCTAAGCAGGGCCTTAACTTTCTCGAAAATATCCTCGCGCTGATTCTTGATTCTAGGGTATCGCTTCCAATGGCATTTCCTGCATAACCATGTTATTTTGAATGGTTTAGAATAGTCTTCGTGATGTTTTTCACTTTCCGTATTGCCACAATCTGCACAAGGTTGAGCTTCGATAAATCCACGAATCTGAGCGCGGTTCGCCCATCTTCGCGCCATTCGTTTTGAAATTGGATTCATCTTACTTCGTCCTGATCCGTTGAAAGCGCCGAAGCGGGGTATGCTCGTCAAGGTGCCCGGTGCGCTTTAGTCGGCTACGATGCGCGTCGCAAAGGCCTTTGCAATGAGCGATATTTCGGCACCCATCGACCTTGCACTTTTTCCATTTCGACATTCAGCGGAATTGAAGCGCTCGCCTGGTTTCGAGGCATTTGACCATGTGATTGAAAAGCTTAAGCCCATTGATCCGGTCGTAATCGTCCTCGGGCCATTTATGGATGATCTCGTTTAGGCCACATGCCACCAGACCGCATTGGGGAGGGGAGAGTTCACCTTCGCAATCGGAATGAGTCAAGAGCGGCGTAAGCGGATGACCTTCGTCCCAAGCCTTATGCCCGCCGAAGCCCGCCATCTCATCCAGCTTGAGCCCGATCTCGCGAGCCAGGCGCTCTCTGAAATGATGAAACCCGCTGTAACTCCAGTGTGCCCGCTCTCTGAAATCCAGATCCTCGTCATAGGGTATCCCGGCAGTGCGAAAATCCAAGCCCATGCTTATTCGCTCGAGGCAAAAGAACCAACCACGGGCGGTGCCTGGTCTTTGATTTCTTCACGCACGGTGATCTGACGATCTTCGATCCGTTTGAGAATAAGGGCCATTTCCTCAAGTCTCTGGTTGATCGATCTCAGGATTCCTTTTGTTTCTTCGTCCATGATCTAGGGTTCCTCTATTGGGGTTGCACTTTGATCGGCCGGTCCCGGCACGTCGCCGGCACGCAGTCCCTCGAGGTTCGCAAGAATATAATCGGCATAGTTCACCCAGCCTTGGTAATAAGCGCTCAACTGGGCGTTTTTGATGATCTCATCGTTGCGGAGCATCGCTTCGGCTTTCATTTTCGCCTCGATCAGCACCTGCCGGATTGCGCCCCAGTGGCGTTTATCGATCTCAGCCAAAACACCCGGCAACTGCTCAAAGGCGAGCTCTGTGATGTCATCAACGATTTGGAGAACTGGCACGACGACGGGAACCGTTTCCGGCCGGAAGAACCATTTGAACGGGTAAACCGTTGAGCCTTCGATCGCATCAGCCATCGGGTATTTTTAGGTTACGGTGAAATTCAGCGCGTTGCTCAGTTGTCCATCACCGTTTTTAACGTTTACGGCACGGGTGCCAGCCGTAGGAATAGCAGTCGCAGGAATAACTACGCTAAACGTTGTCTGGGTTGGAGCGCCCATCGGACTCAGCGCAGTCGTGCCAATCACGGCTTTTGCGCCGGCATCAAAGCCTGTACCGGTGATGTTTACGGTAACATCGGCATTGGCCGGTGCAGTGGAGGGAGAGAGCGCGACGACAGTAGGTGCTGCCGGTTTGGGCAGCAGACTCCAGTACATCTCGTCAAAGTCCGCAGACTCTTTCTTCTGATGCAGGACTATGCCTCTATATATATAGAAGCGATCTTTGAGGGGCACGCTCGAGCTGTCGATAGTGGCTGGCATCAGGTTACGGTGAAATCCAAGGGAGCACTGTATTGGCTGTCACCGTTTTTCACGCTCACCGGTAAAGTGCCGGGAAAAGCAATGTTCACGGCCTTGATGAGCACGCTTAAATTGGTTGCGGTAGCACTGGTCGGGACCAAACCGTAAGCAGTGCCGATATTCACGGTGGCGCCACCGTCAAACCCGGTGCCGGTGATATCGACCGTGACATCGGCATTGGCCGGCGCAGTGCTCGGAGAGAGCGTCGTGATCGAGGGAGCCGCTGCGGGCGGCGCGGCGCCTCCCTTTGCCCCCAGATAAAAATCGTAAAGCCAAGCCAGGAAAGCGTAATCGCCCGCGTTGCTGCCAGGACAGGAAAAGATTTTTGCTTTCATCAGATCCTTAAATTCCTGGTCTTGATCCCAGGGATTAGATGTCGGCAAAACTTCCTGGGACAGGCTAGGCGCAAAGGCGGGTTGCTGATCGGGAGGAGCGGGTTGGACAGTGGTTGGCATGGAAGTAAGCGGAGGTTTGCGGTTTCTAGACTACGGTTAAATTGACCGTGTTTGAGATGGTGCCGTTAGCGTTACGCACCTGAAGGGGATATGTGCCGGCGGTTTTAATCGTTGCTGCGCTGATCGTGGCCGTGAGTTGGGTCGGAGTTAAAGTGGCCATCGGTTGATCAATGCCACTCAACATGACTATCGCATTGGCATCGAAATTCGTGCCGTTGACCGTCAGCGTGAATGCGACGTTTTTGGGTGTGCTCGTCGGAGCGATCGTCGTAATCGCCGGTGTCGTCACCCCTGAACCGGTCTTGTAGCGAGAGGCGACCACGGCAACGGAAACAATAAAGTCAGGGTCGCCCTGCCATTGAGTGGGAAAGAGATACTTGCTCTGGTTCCATGCGGTCATAAAGACCGGGTCCAGCTTCGGTAAAAGCTCAGCTTGAGTAGGCGGTTTAACCGGGCTGGTTGCCGGGTTCACAGTCATGTAACTGTCGCCTAAGACGGGTGCATTTGGCATTTTTGGCCTTTCAGGTTGTCGAAGATCTAGCGCTCATAAATCATGGTGGTCCGCTATCTTTTACCCTCCGTTTTTAGGGCTTCTTTCAGTTTTGCGATCGCTTCACGCAGATCGATTCCTGCGAAAGGATCCGCGATCAAAAGCCGCAGTTTCGCACCATAATCGAGCACAATCTCTGAGCCAACCTTCTCAATCACAAGCTCGAAATCCCGCGGCAAACGCGGTGAGGACTGGCAATACCCATAGCACTGCAGGGGTAGGTTATAGCCCCCCAAACCTTGATTAAGGCTTCCTGCCATCTGGTCTTGTATCGAATTGGCGCTATAGAGTTCGATCTGTCTGCTTTGTCCGTTCATCCTTGTCCTGGTGGTGGCGCCGGCACAGCGCCGGTGAGTTGTTGGGTTGGTCCAGGAGGTACGCCGATCTTGCCGGTCACGGCATTTTGCTGTTGCTGGATCTGGAATTGCAGATTCTTGACCCGGTTCTGGAGCCGTTGCTGCGCCAGGGGATTAGCCCGAATGAAATTCATATAATCCTGGTTCTGCATGGTCGACTGGATCACCTGCAGACGCAGTTGCGCGTTCTGTCCGCTCGTGTAAACCGGCGGATCGATTCCGCTCACTATATTAGATAGCGCATCCTGCTCGTCCTCGATTTCCTGCTGGGTCACTTGGCCTTGCGGCCGCACGATGCGTTGGGCTAAGGCCGGATCAAGCGCTTGCGCCGCGTACTGGGTTAACCCCGCCCGGTCAATCACGCCGGCCGCGTCGGTCGCTACCAGCATCGACTGGATCAAGTCCATTTTCTGCTTCAGGTACTCGGTGTTCAAGTCCTTGGCATCGTACTCGAGCACGAGGCTGATATTGTGCTGAATACTCTTGCGATCCTGCTGCGGCACACTCTGCGGATCGCCCGAAATCGCCATCCAATCGTTAGGATCCATGTACTGCTCGCAGAGCTCGTAGATCAGCCCGTAGACCTCGCGCAACTCGGCCAACCAAGAGTCAATCAAGCGTTGCTGCTTACGCAAGACCTTGTTAGGATCGACGCCTTCCCAGCTTTTGCCGAAATAGTTGTATGCACTCCGGATCGTCGTGTTCTCTACCTCAAACGTGGTCTGATCTAGCGGTGGCAGCGGCAGCCACGCTAATTCTCCTGGGCGCATCACTTGGAGTTGCGCTCTTGGCCCTAAGCGGTACTGCTGTTTTCCGCGCCCAAGCGGAATTTGCAGTGGCGGAAGCGTGCCGATACTTGTCCGATCGTTTCTGGAGTCGCGCTGATTTTTGATCTCGCTCTGATGGCTCATCTCGATATCGGCTATTCCTCGAGCTTCAACCGCACTGCGACTTCGGCGCTCGCGCATGCACAAGACAAATGGAAATTTGCCGTGCACGTAAGGATTGGGCAATTGCCGGCCGATCACGTCGGTCACCGGCGAAAAGATCGTCACGTCAATCCGGCGTTTGTTGCGCGAATCCTGCCCACGGTAAAAAGCATAAAAGACCTCGCACATCTCCCGCATCTGGTCGACGTAGATCCGGTTCCCGCTATAACGAAAGAGCGTGTCGGAATAGTTACGTAAACCCAGAACGCTCGAGCCGGCAGAGTTCAGGATATACTTGGTAAATTTCGGATCCCATTTCTCGTATTGGGCCCGGTCTTCGACGGTAGCTTTCGGGATCACGTCCCGGCGCACAATCCAGGGCAATCTCTGGATATTGTAGGCCCCACGCAGGAAAAAGACGTCCTGAAAGGTGCGCAACGCGGTCACACACGGCCGACTCTCTTTAATATAGGGACTGTCGTATTGAAACTGCCCGGTCTGCATCAGGCTTTGCAAGGCAGCAAGAGGGTTAGTGACCTGGGGAAATATCTGGCGAAAGAAGACAAGCCCCTGCTGCACATCGGTCTGAGTCAGTTGCCCGCGATTACTCAACATGTAGGCCAGCACGGCACCGAGCTCCGGGATCTGCTGGGCAAGCGCCTGCAAATCCTGGAGCGTAACCGTAACGACCTCGGAGTCGAAATCCATGTACCAATCGACTGCCATGACGCTTGAGCCGTAATGCTGGCGCCACTGAGCCAAGAGTTCTTTCTCCTGCTCGAGTTCCTGGGCCATCCACCCGCGGGCAACAAAATCCAGGACCGCAGTCTGGCTGGTCGACTGCTGCTGGAAGGTGGAATTGACCGGGACAGTCTGCATGTGGCAGTTCTTGTCCGCAGTGCGCATGACATCGACGTCGTCATTGACAATATCGTCGATGAAAAAGGGGCGCATATCGCTAGCGCCTTCCCACGGGAACACGTCGCTCCCGGTATATTTACTGTACTTGCGCCCGTCGTTGGTCTGACCGTTCCACCGGCAGTAACGCGCGTCATCAAGCTCCGTCATCCAAGCTTGGTATCCGCTTGCCTCGGTGACACTGATCAGAAACTCTTCTTTGACGCGATCGAAGTTCATATTTTAAAACATCCGCATTGCGGATGAGGTAGCCGTCGAAGATATAAAGCCTCTTCGCTGGCTCTAGTACCCACTCGGTTCGACTAACATCAAGGAATCGCCCACATCCTCTAGAGTAGCAACGGCAACCCACCGCAAGCAGTCGACGGGATCCTTGCAGGCGCCGGTTTTCTCGTCTTTGCCGGTCCAGACTTTCAGAGCGAATATG